TTTCTAATCGAGTCCAAGATATTGAAGGTGTATTCTGTTTTAAATACTTCCATAAATTAGACTCATTCCTTGCCATAAATTTAACGTATCATATGTGTTGTATTGCTGCAACAGTGTTGCCAGGATGCAACACATTTTCAGAGCTTCATTTGATCAAAATAAATTAATTATATGCTTGATTATCCTATATGATTTTAATAAGTTTAATTATGAAAACGAATCAAGATAAACAAAGAAAGGAAACAAATGATTACCATTAAAAAAATAGATGGAAATCTAAAGCCTTTTTTTACTTTGGTTGATGATGCAACAAATAAAAGAGTTGGATTAGTAAAAGGTAAAAATTGGTTGATTAAGAAACAAGGTTGGCAGATGTGTAATAATCCAAGTTATTTGACTAATCATAAAAATACAGGTCATTATAATAAAATATCGAAATGTTGGTTTTTTTCTAATGATGTTGAAAACTTTATGAAAGATGTGTCAGATAAATTAGAAATAGAAACAACACTAAAAATGAAAGGAACAGTATGCAACTACTAACAAAAGCACAAAAAGAAAAGATGATTAAAAACCATCAAGAGCAAGACGGAACAAAAGAATTTAAAGCCGTTGTAAAATTATTCAATCCAACAGGGCAAGGGACTTGGTATTTATCGGAATTAAATCCAGATACTAATGTTGCTTTTGGATTGTGTAAAATAACAGATGAAGAATATGGTTATGTTGATTTAAACGAACTTACTTCATTCAAAGGTCAGATGGGACTAGGTATTGAAAGAGATAGATGGTTCAAGCCTACAAAATTTGAAGATTTAAAAGTTGCTTAAAGACCGAAAAGCTCTCTTCCCTCGAGGGCTTCTGTCGTTAAATACGACACTGATGAGGTCAGAAACACGAACAGAAAGAGGATAAGATGAGTAAAAATAAAACAATGATTCAAGGTGGCAAATATCATTTATTAGATTTGCAAGAAAGTGTTAATAATCTAGTAGATGAATTTCATAAAAAAATTCCTGTAGATAACGATGAAGATTTACAAGATTTATGGAATACAACTATTAAATGTTGTGAGCAATATATAAAAGATAATAGAGAGGAGAAACAAGATGAAACTAGAACAACACAATGGTTAGGTAATAAAAACTATAAAATGAATTGTGATATGGAAGAACTAGAGAAAAAAGGTTTTATATGTTCTTCTTATTGTCACGATTTAGCACCTTCATACATTAGTAAAAATGGACAATTTCAAGTTTTTTTCATTGATATAGATGATAAAAATATGAAAATTGAAGGTCAAGATAAAAAATTTGTAATTAATAGAATTAAAACTAATTCAAATGAAGAAGTTTTAGAGCATATATTAAGTACAAATGATTATAATGAGATGTTAAAAACAGTAGAAAGTTATAATTAATA